AATTCTATCGGATTTCCATCTTGGCCTATAATTGGATTACCATCTTGGTCCATGAATACTTCAGTTGCATTTAACCATATTTCTACTGGATTATAACCATATGCTCTTTCATGGCCTCTTACTATAGCACCTGCTGATATACTAAATTTTTCTCCAATTGGTAATCTACCTCTTACTTCAGCTGAATTATAATTTAAATTAATTTTACCTACTTCTCTAGCTTGTATTTTTACAATATGATGCTTTCCAGTATGTTTTAAAAAGAAATTATAATTAGTAAAATCTCTCCCTCTCCATCTTTCTTTTTCAAAATGAAATTGGTATTCTAATCCTGTAACTGCTGATGTAGGTGCCCCAAATACTAATTGTTCTTCAGTACCATCATAAAAGTTTTTAGGTTTTCTTTCATAGTTAAATCTAGCTAATTTTCTAATACCAAATCCATATCTATAGTCAAATGGAAATACTTCTGTATTATTAACTACATCTGGAATAGAGTAAATACTACCATCTTGGTTTGTTCTTAAAAAATACGATGGTTCGGCTGCTTCAATTGAGTTTGAAACATCACCTGCTCCGTATACTGTTCCGTACTTTAAAAAATCAGTGTAAAGTGATTTAAATATATTCTTTTTTTCTTCTTCTTGTCCGTAAGAAGGTGTTAAGAATGTAAGTGTGAATAAAAATAATATTATGTTTTTCATATAGTTTAATTTAACAATTATGTATGTAGATAACTATATTTGTAACAACCTCATTTGCTTATAAATATAAAAAAAAAGGGTGCTCATGCACCCTTCTTAATCTTCTTTGTAATCTTTTATACTATTTTTTTAGTATATGAATTAGTACAAATGCACCTACTAGACCTAATAAGCCTTTTCCATCTAGATTACCAAGTATTCCCATAATATTATCTACTACAGATATATCCTTCCAAAAGGGGATACCAACTCCGCCAAATAGTACTTCAAGTACTACTCCGAGTGCAATAACTGAAATGCCTATCTCAGTCAGTTTGTTGGCCCAAGAGCCAATCTTAGTTAAAATTTCCATAAAATATTTGATTTTAGTTAAACAAAATGTAACTAACAACTATGTAGAATAACATTAATACATATGACTACCCATCACAAGATACACAATCTGACATTCTTGAACCTAAATCACCTTTTATCACACTATCAGTTCTTAGGTAATATAATGTTTTTATCCCAAGTTTCCATGCTTCCATATGCACTTGATTTATCCATTTTGGTGAATCATTGGGATCAAATGAAAGATTCAGAGATTGAGTTTGGTCAATATAACGCTGTCTTAATGCAGCCTGACGCACAAGTTCTAGTTGATTTATTTCTGAAAATGTTAAAAATAATTCTTTTTCATCAGGGGTTAATATACTATCTGGTAGATTTTGTGCTGATCCTCCATCACCTAACATTTGATCCCACCATTTATTTTTATCTTCTCCTTTTTCTTGTAATAAAGATTGTAATACTTTATTTTTTCTAATAAAAGTACCCTTAGCTCCATTAAAAGTATAAACATTTGCTGGTAAAGGTTCAATACCAGCAGATATACCACCAGTTATTACTGAGTTTGAAACTGTAGGTGCTACTGCTAGTAAATGAGTATTTCTCATACCTGTCCCTCTACACCAAACTGGTTCTCCATATTCCGCTGCTAAACTCATAGATGCTCTTTCTGCTTTACCCCTAATATCATTAAAAATATTATGAGTATGTGCTGTAGAGGCTATTGAATTAAATGGTAAACCCTTTTGTTGTAAAAATGAATGCCAACCCATTACACCTAAACCTAATGCTCTACCTTTTCGAGCATGATTATGTGTTCTTTTTAGTGATTCTCTACCAGATGATTTATCAATAAATTCTTGCATTACACCATCTAAAAACCAAGTTGCTAATTCAACAGAATCAGTATCTTTCCACTCATCATATTTAGCTAAATTCATAGAAGATAAACAACAAATAAAACTATGTTCTTCATCTGTAAATAAAGTAATTTCCGAACAAATATTAGTCATTGTTACTTCTAAATTATTTAATCTATATGCTATAGGATTGTCTTTATTAACATTATCCTTATACATTATATAAGGCTCACCAGTTTCCATTCTTGCTTTAAGAATAGTAGCCCATCTATTCATAGCTTCTGGGTCTCTAGCTTCTAATTTTCTCATAAAGGCATCATCTACAACTACGCATTGGTGTAGATTTAAGCACTGTCTATTTGGGTCACCCTTTGGTCTACGAATTTGTAAAAATTCATCTATATCACCATGGTTTATATCTAAATTAACAGATGCTGCTCCTCTTCTAACATTTCCTTGATTAGTAGCAATTATTGCAGAATCATATATTTTAGCCCATGGTACTACACCTTCACTTTTACCGTTTCCTGTTATTCCTTCTCCACGTTCTCTAATACGAGATAAAGAAATACCTACACCACCACCGGATGCTGTTAACTTCATTAGTTCTGCGTTAGTTAAACCGATTCCACGTATTGAATCAGGCGTATCAATACCAAAACATGAAATAGGTAATCCTCTATCAGTTCCCATGTTTGATAATACTGGTGAGGCTAAACCCAACCAACCATTCCACATTATTTTAAAAAATTTATTGGATAATTCTGGTTTTTTAAGTCTATTTGCTGCAGCATTTGATACTCTTTTATATGCTGTTCTTACATTTTCTCCTGGAAGTAAATATCCTTTGCTAATAGTTGCTAAAGAAATTTCATCCATCCATTCTGGGTATTGCTTTCCAGCTTCCCAATTACTATAATCTACTTGTAGTGCGTTATTTTCCATATTTTAAAATAATGATCCAGCATCCCAATTTTGAACACCTTTACTATAATTTGTTACTCTATTTGCGAAAAAGTCTGTATGTTGTTTTCCAGCTGATAAGCTATCAAACCATTTCATTCTTTGTACTGCTTCTTTATCAATACCATTTACAATGGGTCCATATCCTAAATCACCCATTTTAGTGTTTACCCTATGTTTAATAAATGATACTAAATCATATTTAGGACAACCTTTTAAATCTCCCATTTCATATACTTTATCTATAAAATCTAATTCTAATTTTAAAGATAAATGTGCCGCTTCTTCGATATCTGCTTTTAATTCTGGGGTATCAAATTCAGGGTGCTCTTTTAATAATGTTGTAAATAACCAACATCCTGCTTCTGAGTGTAAGGATTCATCTCTAATGCTCCATTCTACAATTTGACCTACTCCTTTAAGTTTGTTATCTAGTTTAAATGATAATAAAACAGCAAATGAAGAAAATAAATTTACACCTTCTGTAAACGCAGAAAAAATTGCTAATGATTTAGCTCTTTCATGCCAGTTAGGAGTACCATCATGAGAATCTCTTACAGTGGTTAATGCCTCTATTTTAGCCATTGTTGCTTCGTCTTCTAAAAACTCACTAAAATTATCTAAACCTAATTCCTCATTTAATAAAGAATAGGCTTCTGCGTGGATTGTTTCAAATGCACCAAATGTAACCGCCATTTTAATTACTTCTGGTTTTCTAAACCATTTAGTAACTAATGTTGACCAATAATCATTTACTACAGTTTCAGTTTGAGCAAAACCCTTTAATATAGTACCAATTATATTTTTTTCTGTTTCTGATAAATTCTGTTTCCAATCATTAACATCAGACATCATAGGTACTTCTGTATGTAACCAATGTGCTTGTTGTTGTTTTAACCAATAATCTGATGCTTGTTGGTATTCGAAAGGTTTATAAACTATTCTTTCTTGTAGTAATGATGTTTTTGCCATTTATTTTTATTTAAGGGTTTAATTCAAAAAATTTCTTTCGTAATAATTGTTTATCAAAGGTGTCTACATCAGTATCAAATTTATTTGATTTTGAAGAAGGTTCAAAATTTTCAGATTCTTCACCTTCAATATATTCATCTTTAACAGTAAAATGACCAGTAGAAGTATCAGCTTCTAATCCAAAAGTAATTCCATCCATACCATATCGGTTTTTCATTAAATGAAATCTTCCTGTATTATTAACTTTGTCTTCTTTTTTACGAGATAAAGACATACAAAAATCAGTTATCATAATTTTATCATATGATCCTGCTGCTTTATCTCCCTGGATAACTTTATCCTGAGCTCCTGCACGATTAACTTGTGAAACTGACCAAATTGGTATATTAAGTTGTCTAGCTAATCCCTTAGTACTTGTATAAATATCATCAATTTCATCTTTACGTTCACGATTTGTTTTTCTTGATGAAAGTAAATCTACATAATCAATAATTACCAAATCTGGTTTAACCCCCATACTTGTGCTTTTCGCAATATGTGACTCAATAGTTGAGACTGATGCCCTACCTGTTGGATATTCTTTAATAATTAATTGACCTGGTAGCTGAGGTATGAGTTCTTCAATTTTATCTCTATGTGAATCTACTTTATTAACTGGTATCTTAGTAAAGAAAGCATCATATCTTTTCCCAACATATTCTTCACCTAACTCTAAAGTATAATGAAGTACATTATACCCTAATCTAACTGCATGTCCTCCTATAGCTACTAATGACCAAGATTTACCACCTCCTGGATTACCAAATATGAGACCAAAATCTCCATTTCCAAGTCCACCTTGTAATAATTGATTAATTTTAGGCCAAGGGGTAGGAACAGTTTCTCTTGAATTTTCTCTATACCTTGATTCAATATCTTTAACGTATTCATGTCCTATGTTTTTATCTTGTCCTGCTTTTAAAGCGTTATCAACTAAAAAACGAATACCATCAAAATCTCCTGCTTTTAACATATCAACAGAAGACATTAAGGCTTTTTTTAATTGTTGGTTTTTACAAAAATTTGTAAATTCTTCCTGTACATACTCTAAATCATCATCAGAGGTTACATATGCTAATTTAAGTTGTTCTTTAATAGATAATTGTAAAACTTCATTATCTACTTTTAATAATTCTACCTTTAAAATATCTAATGAAGGGGTAGTATGATATTTGTCATAATACCTTAAAACTTCCTTAATAGCCCATTTTTGAGCAGGATTTTCAAAATATTCATCAGAAATAATATCATGTATATTAACTAAAAACTCCTTATGAGTTAATAAAGATGATAAAACCTTTATTTGAAATTCATGTCCGTATTGGTTTATTGAATTTAGCGTCATTTATAACCTTTTTATTTTTATTATTTGTATGTTGGAAATAGAGCAAATATATCTTTTAACCATGTTTCTAAATTCCTAATCATTCCTCCTAATTTATCCTCATTATAAAATTGAACAAACATATCAGGATTAAAATCAGGAAAATCTTCTACTATTAAATTATCTATATGTTCTTTTCCTTTATCATCAATCATTGGAACACTTAAATCCATAACTTTATAATTAGTTTCAATCCTATCTTGTTCCTGAACTATACGTGAATATACAACGTGTTCTTTAAATTTCCTAGCAGATATATCGAAAATATCTTGAAGTGTTAATTCTTCTGTTTTTAATTCAGGAAATTTTTTAAATATACCTTTAGCACCTAAACCCTTAATACCTTTAATATTATCTGAATTGTCACCCAATAATGTTTTGTGTAAAATAAAGTTATGAGGTAATAAACCAAATTTTTCTTCTACTACCTTTGGGGTATAATATTCTTTTTCCATTGGTCTATACACAATAATTTTATCAGTTACTAGTTGTAGGAAATCCTTATCACTAGATACAATAAAACAAGTTGAATCGTGTTTTTCTACTAACTTTTCAGCTAATACTGCTATAATATCATCAGCTTCAACTTTATCAAGTATAGTGGTTTTAACAGGTAATAGCTTTAAATATTGGATTATACGCACTATTTGGTCAATTTTTGAGTCATGTTCTTCCTCAATATTATCAAATGCTTCCCAATTAGTAATACGTTGTAAATTTCTTGTTCCCTTGTATTCGGAAAGCAAGTTCTTACGGTTTACCGTTGAACCTGCTCCGTCGAATACTACATAAACAGATGTAGGGTTTGTTTGTCTAATCATTGCACCCAAAGAACGAAAAAATCCACCTAATCCCCCAATATGAATACCATCAGGATTAACCATATTCATCATAGCAAAATTCCTAAAAAATAAATTTAAGCCATCTAAGATTAATACTCTATCGTGTTTATTTGGAGTAGATTCTTCCTGATCTTCCTGGACACTGTCCAGCAAGTTAAATAGTTCTTTGTGCTTCATGATTGTGTTTATAAGTCTTGTACGTCGTAAAGTACAGGGGTTACATCTTCATTATCTTCTACAATTTTAAATGTTCCTCCTCCTAGGATTTTAGACCATTCATCAGCGTGTTCTTTCTTGTAGTTATTTTTATCTTTATCTGTATCTTCGATAAAACCATGGTTTGTCATAACAATTTTACCTCTTGACTGCATACCATTAACGTGGTTTTTATCAATTTGTAAATTTGTTCTTTTACCCCATTCTACTTGCATACCACCTTTAATTGCTTTAATTTTAGATGTTCCAGCATTTGATATGTTTCCAAATGTAACTACAAATGTAGCATCATACCACATTGCCATTCCACCTTTGTTCATCATTTTTGGCTGACCCATAGGGGATTCAGCTTTTGCTGTCCAAACTTTATTAACTGCAATTAATGTATTAGTATATGGTGCTGATTCCTTACGAGACATTACAATACTTTGATTAACTGTATTACCAAATTGTGTTGACATTGCTCCCGCATTCCATTCATTATTATTTTTCAGTTTTTCAACTGACATTGCACAAGGGATAGAACCAATAGAATCCCAGAAAAATGCTAAATCATAAGGTAAATTGCCTTTTTTCTGCTCATTCTGCAAATCCATAATAAAGGAAGCTACATCTTCAATAGTATGTAAAGTTTCTCTATCAACATAAATAAAATTCCCTTCGTAATCAACAACATTACCTTCATCATCTTTGATTAAATTAACTTCTAATCCCATTTGAGCGGCATGTTCCCAATTCCATTTCATTTCAGTAATAATAAATACAGGAAGTAATCCCATATTTTGTGCAGAAACTGCTGCTTCCAATAATGCTGTAGTTTTACCTGTATCTGAGTGGCCTCTAAGTAATGAAATGTGTCCCATTGGTATACCAGGTACTCCTGCTACTTTTTGAAAAGCAGGGGATAGTGGTATCCATTGTTGGTCCTTAAATTTGACATTTTTATTTAAACCTTTAGATGATTTAAATTTATTTAGATCAAATTTGCTCTTAATCTCGGCAGACACTGCTGCCGAGAGAGACTTTGATATTTTTTTCGCCATACTTAGAAAGGAAGATCATCACCATTACTACTATCTTTACTATCAAATAAAGAATCAAACTGATCTACTTTACTTTGTTTAGCTTTTGAAGTATCTAAACTAAAATTAGTAGAGGATTGTGTTGTTGCAGGAGCTGCATCTACTTCTTCGCTATCATCATCTTCTGGTGATAGCCATTTTTCTAATGCTATTTTCATTTCATCAAATGAATAACGCTTAAATAAATCTCCTTTAGGGTTTGGTTGTTCGTTTGTCCATTTTTCTACTAATGCAGCATCTTCACTAAGTGGTGATGTTTTTAATCTTACTCTAACTGATGATTTGTTATAAGGAGTACCTGTTGCTTCTGGTCCTACTGTTTCTACTGTAAGATCTCTTCCACCTACAATATCAGTATAATCTCCAATTTCATCATCAACTGCAAGAGCTAATAATTCTTCATATACTAATTTTCCAAATTGCCATAATCTAACACCTTTATCTTCTTCTCCACGTACTACAACGGGAACAAAAATACGGTTTTTAGCATCTAACTTTTTAGCAAGTACATAATTTTCTTTATTGTATTCACCCTCACGTAATTTTCCTGCAAATAAAGCAATTGGGTCTTTATCACCAAAATTTGTAGGTGAAATCATAACCTTGTTTGTAATACCATAGTAGAACTTAAGTTCTGCAAATGGGTTTGAGGCATCATACGCTGATGGTACAATTCTAATTTGTTGTTTACCTATTGTAGGTTTCCAATAAATTAATGAGTAATCGGTCTTTTGACCACCCTGTGGTTTTGATTGGAGGGTATCCAATTTCTGTTTAAGTTTTGATAAATCCATAAATGTAACTAATTTTAATTATAACTGTTTATATGTAACTAAATATACGAACTAATATTTGGGGAGCCAAACTATAGTTCAATAATCTTGTAAATTTTTGTATTCAATTGATTTAAATCATTGTGTTGGGTAAGTAAAACACAATTTCTATAATGTTGCCAATCTATTTTATAGCTTGTATCAACAACACCACCATTAAGCTTTTTGATAAGTTCATTTAGAGCATTAATCGTGTATAAAGTATTAGATTCTTTTTTTCTATGTACTAAAATAGTATTATCTGGGATTGAGTTTAGATTTGTTTGGTCAACATTATATGTAATTACATATTCATCTTTACCTACAATTTCTAATACAAATAGTTTATTGTAAATAATATCATATTTACTTTTTATATCTTCAATAAGTGCATCTAACCCATCTAAATCAGTGAATGTGCAAAAAAGTTTATTATTCAAATCTCCTAATATTTTGATGTCAGATACAACATCATATTCTATATTATACATATTGGAATTATTCTGTAAAATTGTAGTCATAACCTTCTATTTCTTTTATGTTTAATTTATATTTTTTAAATACTTCTCTAACTTCTTCTAAAACCTTAACTTCTTCATCATCTACATCCAATAAAAACGAATCATATGTGTATAATACTAGTTGTGTCTTATATTTTCTTAATATACAAAGTATATCCCACAATATCAACACATTTGTAGACGTTTCTAAATTTTGTAAAATGTAATTAAATAACTTTTGCGGATTCATATTATCTAAGTTTTCCTTTTTATACCTATATCCAGAAACCTTACATTCTACAAACCCATCGCTTTGGAACTTATCCCAAAGTTCTCCTACGTATTTCTCGATTTTTTGAAAGAATTCCAGGCCCTTGTAATTTTCAAAAACGCCTCCATAGAGCTGCTTGAAGGTAAGTTCTTTCGATTTTTTGTAATCCACTCTATATAGGGAAGCAAAATGCTTGTGAATATCAACGCCGGCAAAGTCATAATCAATAAGACGAGCAGACAAGCTAGGATGGTAAGCAGAGATATCAATTTCCACAAACCTATTATTACGTGGTAGAAAACTTTTTCTACAACCATTTTCTTTATTAAGTGCGGCATAATTTACATTATTAAATTTATTTGAGGGTCTTGTTGTTGTTGTTTTTAAGTTGAACTGAGTGTTGACGTATTCACCGTCAACTGCGTGGAAGTATTCACTGAAGGTTTCATTGTGTATGCGTATGCCACTTCTCTCGATGGCGTTGAATACCACGGATACTCGACTGTTAAAGAATTCATCATATTTTGTTTTTTTATTGTTAATATTTGTTTTTAGATCTTTAAAAATATTTTCACACAATTCATAATGTTTAACAATCGGTATAATCAAGTTTAATTCTGGGTTATCTTTGTGTTGTCTATAAAATAAATCATGTGTAGGTGTTGTAGGTCGTATATACGGATTAGGTGGTGTATTTATGTCATAAAGAGTTTTGTTTGGAAAATAATGTAATATTTCTTTTTTATCGCGGCAATATAATATATCAAACTTCGATATTAACCCGTTTATACGCGTATTTAATACATTTAAACATTCACTATGCGTTATACATACCATAAAACCTTTACTCGCATTAATCGGTCTAATATACACTAAACTAACGTGGTTTTGTACAGGGTGTATTGTGTCATTATAAGGTATTACCTCAATGAAAGCCTCTTTATAACCACTATTTATTAAAACATTTAACTGTTCCTCGTTTTCTACAAGCCAGTACATATACCTTTATTTTACTCCAATATACGAAATTATTTAGTAACCTCCACTTATTCTATTACTACTTTGAGTTTCTATTTTATTAACCTTATATTGTTGGTTTGATCCACTAATTGGAATTAGATAATTATGTGGGGTATTTATATGTTGAGCTCCTACCATTGGGCCTTTTTTAGGGTGGATATGGTATAGACCAATATAAGGTTTGTTTGATTTTTCAATTAAAAATTCACTACCATCAGTTTTTAAATTTTCTCCTGGAGTGTATTTAAAATATTGGTCATATCTTCCTTTAAAATAAGAATTAAAACCAGGTAATATTAAATTAGAAGATATTCTTTGTATTGTTTTTTTATTTATATTTGAAACTTCATTTCTATTACCTGATATAACCCAAGGTAAAGTAAAGGGGGTGTATAATTGATAACTAACATCTATGTCTTGACTTGTATACTTTTTATATTCTTTTTGAGAAATTTCTATATAAATAATTTCATTTACTTTTTTAACAAAATATCGTTGATATTCTGTTATTTTATACTCTTCTTCAGTTGGTAAAATTATAGTTTGAATAGGGAGAGATGGGGGTGTATTTAAACTTGGTGTATTTTGTGATAAGGCTAAACTATACTCTAAAGGGTAATTATAATAAGAATCTATATCGGAAACTTCAATATTTGTTTTATTTAAAAGACTTAGTGAATTTGGTATAATTGATAAAGGATAATTAGGTTTATCATTGGGGTTTCTTCCTGTGTAATACAAATTATCTGATGTAGAAAAATAATAACCTTGATAAGCAATTCCATCATTAGAAGTTATAAATTCTTCTCCGCTAGTATATAAATCAGTTTTTATTTGAGATTTTGGGTAATACATATCTTACTTTATGCGTTATAAATTTTGTCTACATCTTCTCCTGCTCGAAGTGCTAAAGCTATTCTTTTATTTTTGGTGGCATTATATTTTTGTTCTGCAACAAATGAACTTGGGTTTTCCTTAAATGTTATATAAGACCCAGGTACTTCAAATTTTTCTAAAACAATTATAGTACTTTTTTCAATACTATTACTTGATTTTAATTGTTGAAAAACACTAAAATATTTATTTTTTAATTCCTTTATAAGAAACTCTGATTGGAAATCTAAACTATTTCTTTTAGCTAAATTCCCACCAGCAGCAGCTTCAAGTTGTTTCCTACGCCCACCTGGTCTTTGCCCTGTCCATTGAGCTATACCAAAACCTCCTTTTCCACCTATTTCACTAGAAGTTGTATATCCCGCATCCGCTCTTACTCTTTCTACTATTGCGGGGTCTAGTGTTGATTCACCTAAAAGATTACCAATAAGGCCTTTAGCTCCATCTCTGGTTACACCTGCTTCTTTTAAATAAGTAGCTACTACTTGAATATTATTTTTTTGTTGTGCATTAGTAATACGTTTAACACTATAACTAGCATAAGATACCGAGCTGTTTACTGCTGTAGCAGCTTCTTCAGCTCTTGACGCTTCCTTTTTAGTTGAGGATTCTCCAGATACCGGGATAGATATTGTACTAAGATTTGTATCCCATATATTATTAGATATTTTATGGTTTACTCCTTTAATTATAAATTTTAGATTTTTTGGGTAAGAACTTGGAAGAAATTTAGTATTAATGTTTAATCTATTATAAATTCTTATTCCAGTTAAACCTTCCATTGTTATACCTAATTCTAAAGGTATAAAACCTGCCCCCGATATTATAGGTATAGAAGCTAATGCTTCTTCTTTATTAATATTTGACATATATTTTTTAAAAGAATTTTTACCTTGTTGGATAAAATCATTATTATCCCACTTAAAGTATAAACCATCTTTCCTCGTTGTTTTGATTTTCTTTGTTTTAAAAGTATATTCAGGGTCCCCATGATTATTTTTCATATATCTCTGCCCAATTTTATATCCTGAATCTCCTCCAAATGCTTTTGTAAGATATACTAAATAATTATTTTCAGCTTCTACACTATTTTTATATATTTTAGATTCAGGATTTCCTGTTTCCCAGTCATTATCATAATTAACTAGTGCATCTTTGTATTTATTTAAAGCTATTGATAATAATTCTTGGTTAACTGAATCTCTGCCTCTATTAGAGACCCAAGATACCCCCTCTGCCCATATACCTTTAATTTCAATGTCCGCAAACTCCCAATAATAACCTACACCACTATTATATCCTGCCGTACCATCTTTAACATCACTTGCAAAAGCTTTTTTGATGGTTTCATCTTTTTCTTTTGATTTTTCTTCTGCTGTTGGTTTTTGATCATACTGTTGAGAAAGTCCAAATCTATTACTTAACCCTTGGTTCCATTTTTTAAAAGGTATAGCGTTTATACCCTTATCATCAGATGCTGTAGCCCCAATAGTTACCATATTTGCTAAATTTGGGGTTATTTTAGTCTTAAAATCAAAATTTTTAACAAAAGAGCTACTACCATTAGGATTATAACCATAAATGTTTATTGGGGTAGTTTCTTTAAATCCTGCAATTAACTTATCTCCTCCTTTTATTTGGTTTTGATCTATAATAACAATAGTTTTATCTTTTTTTATTATTACTTCTAAATTAGTACAATTACCTGTTGATTCATTTATACCCTTACAAATTTCTTGAAGAAATTCAAATAATCCAACTTCTTCTTCAGAATTTGTAGCATCCAAAAATGCTTGTTGTATAAAAGTTAAATTTAAGTAACAATTTAAAAGTTTACCATAAACTACATCATCTTTTTTAGTAGCAAATTCTGCTATCTGATTTTTAAAAGATTGAAGGGGTGTTTTTTCAACATCTTTGTTAATTGCATCTACAAAATCTTGTTCCATAAGAGGACTAAATATAACTTTATTAGCATTTAAAGGAACTAAATTCATTTGGTAATTACACCTAACTGATTCTGTGTCTTGTTCGAATACTAATTCTCTATCAGAAGTTGATGAACCATTTATAACATTTACAATTGCTAATTTTTGGAGAATTGTTAAAAAAGCTCCAAATCTTACAAAGTATTGACTTTCTTTTGGAATATTATCTATCCATGTTGTCCTATATGATTTTCCACCTACATCAACTCCAACTAAATCTCTCCCAAATATATAATCTTTTGTTTCATCAGCAGTAGTTTTAGTTTTAAGTGCCCCAAAATTTATAATAGTAGTACTAAGCCATTGATTTAATCTATCTGATCCTATATTAGTTAAAATAACATTATCAGATTCTTCTACTTCTTTAATAGATTCTAATCCTATTTCTTTACCAAGGTCTTCTTTACGTTGTAAAAGTTCAAGTTTCTCAATGTTAAATTCTGGTATTTTTATATTTAAAGATTCTATTACTGATCCTAAAGTAATTAGGTTAACGGTAATATCGTACGTGTTATCAGAATTTAATTTCCATTGGAAATTAGAAACTTTACCAAAAAACCCTCCATAATTACCTTTATACTTATCTTGATAAGCTAATGTTAAATTTAACATATCTGTTTGACTGTAATTATTACCATTAAACCATTGATTTTCAATAATAGTAGATCCCATATCGTTAATCGTTACTATTGGAGGTGAAATTGCGTTTTTACCTGGTTCAATTTTCTCTATGTATTTATCCCATCCCCACTCCAACATCATTAAATATCCTAATCTTAAGTAAAGTAATTCGATTAAACCAAATTGAAATTTATTATATGCTTTTAAATTAACTGTTGCCTTTCTAATAGAACCTCTATTTAAACATTCTATAGATATACCTGTTATACCAGGTACAGGTTGTAATCCTCTTTGGTTACTACCTAAACCACCATACATTTTATCTATACTATCTGTAAAAGAATTATTTGTTCTTGCGCCACTTCTTTTATCATAAGATTTAGTAGTTTTATCATATTTTTGGGTAGAGTTAAATAAAATTATTCTTTCCGCTAAACCCGTTCCTTGTATGTTTGCTATTTCTGTGTCTGTAAGATAACCTCCTTCATCAGATGAAATTCCTTTAATTTTTTCTACTGCTACTGAACCAGATAAACTTACTCCAGATGCCATTTTTATCCAAGCATTTCTATTGTTTAAATAATTTTGAACTTCAGGGGTTCTTTGTAAGTTTTGAGTACCAGGAATATATCCTGCTCCATGAATTTGTTGTCTAAATTTTATTTGGTTATCTATTTCCTCTGTAATTGGTTCCCCTATTATATTTCCAGTCATAACTAATTGTATTCATTTAATTTATCATATTGAAGAAGTATTGCACTTATATTAAAAGGAATTCTAATTTGTACTCCTAAAGGTGGATATATAGAATTTTGATTAAATTGAGGGTTTGCTATAGAAATAACCCACCATAATTGAGGGTTATTATAGTAGGTTTGAGCTAAAATATCAAATCTATCCCCTTCATCAGTATAGGCATAAGTATCATTAAAACTTAAAGGGATATCTGGATATTTAACTGTTGATTTATACTGTTTCCCTTTTGGTGTTTGTTCATTCGTTATATTAGTATATCTACCCATAATTAAACAATATTTGATAGATTTGAAAATGCATTAGTGAAAAGTTCTTGCCCTTCCTTCGAAGTTAAAAATGCAACTGCATTTTCATTATCTTTTAATTTTTGTGAATTAATATAACTATCACCACTAATCCCATTAGACAATGCAATATATTTTTCATCACCAAATTTAGATAAATCACCTAATACACCTTTACCCTCTTGGTTAGTTTCAAAGTAATCATTTTTCTGTACATTAGGTACAAAATCATGAATTGGTATAAAGCTAAATCCTGATACTTTTATCATAAATGGTAATTCTTTAACACTTGGATCACTTAAAACTCCTGTTGAATTTACAAGTTGAGTATCAGGTATTGCTATTTCCCATGGTGATTCCATAGGTACAGTATAATTAATTCCTGTCATTATTCCAACCTGGTTAACAAGGTATCCACCAACTGTTAATTCTATTAAATTACCTCTCATATATCCATTATCTGAATAATCAGGAGCACATACCGATGCTAGATAATTTAATTTTTGATACATTGGGATTAACTCTTGTTTTGATTGAGCTGCTACCGTCCAACTTAAATTAAATTTTCTATCAAATCCTTTATAATTATACAAATTTTCCGCTCTACCTGCAAATTTTTGGGCTCCCCACTCTGCTGTGTAGTCATCACTCATATTATCTATAAAAGCTCTAAAATGGATATAGGTTTTTTTATTTGGATCATCATTAGAAATAACTCCAATTCTAAATTTACATAAATCATTTACTGGTCTTTCTTTACTGTTAGACACATTTTCAGATTGATATAAAGTTAGGGCATTTATTTTATCTAATGCTGTTGAATTACCTACTACATAACTTGTAGAAGTATTTCTCTTCCCAGCCTCTCCTAAATTAACTCTACCTTCATATCGATTTGTACTTAAAGTATAATCTAAACTTTTTGTAGATCCTGAAGCAGGAGTTTTTGTTCTAAAATCTTGGGTTGTAGGGCTATTATATAAATTATTATCGGTAACTACATTCTCTGTACCTAAACCCATTATGGTGGAATAATCTGTAGTTGTACCTAAACCTTTAACGCTGGAATTATTTTCGAAGCCATTTTGATAAACACTTTGACCTACTAAGCTTATTTGAGCCCCATTTATTTTATCATTAACAGTTTTAAATGTAAGATTTTTGGTTCCTAAAAGATTTTGTAAAGGGGTATTTGTAAAAGATGAATATTTTCCTGTTACAGTTTTAGAACCAGAATTGTATATATCTCCAAAATAAGTACCTCCTCTAAAAGTTTCAAAATTTGGATTTGTAACACCTCCTTTAAATACACTATAATTAAAACCAAAATTAGTATTTAAAGTTTTCCCAGTAGTAAAAAATTTACTATCTCTTAATACTGTATTATTTAACCCTGTTCTTTGGTCATTTGGCATTTTTATGCTAGTTCTACCTACTCCTAAAACAGAATTAGGTCCTCCAGAATAATTATATAATTCATTTTCACCCTTAGTATTTTGATTTACATTAATATTAGCAAACCTAATTAATCTACTAGTTGGTTCATTTAGACCTTTTCTTTCATTATAAGCTACGGTAGAAAAATAAGTAGGATTTCTTAAAGGATCTTGAATATCTAAATTAAAAAGATTATTTAATATACCACCAAATATACCTCCATCTGGTCCTGTAGATGCTGTTGGGTCTGTTCCTTGTTTAAGTAAGTGTCCTCCTAAAGGATTAACTGCTGCTTGTGCTAAAGTTGAAGTTGGTAAATAAAGGCCATTATTTAAAGCTCTTCTATTTTTAGAATTTTCATCACTATTACTAACAGCTAAAACATTAACTCCACTTTTTGATAAAACATTTTGTTTAGCTGTAAATAAAAGCCCGTTTGGAGATTTTAAATCCTTAAACATTTTTGTTAATCTTGAAACATCTGTGGCAATAGTTTCAGGTAATAATTGACCTCCCCTTAATATAAAATCTGTAAATTGTCGATTTTGTACACTACTTTCAAAATCACTTTCATCAAATTTTCGTGTTGGAAGGTTTTCTAATTCATAGGGTTGGCCACTCGCATTAGTATTGCGAGGCCCTGCTCCTCTTCTATCATATCCATATTGGGCTGTTTTATAAGAAGAAAGGTCTGTTTTTATATTTAATAATCTAGGCAATTTTAGTTACCTACATTACCTGTTACATCTGATGCTCTTGGGGTATCAACTACATAATCTTGGTAAGTACCAGCTTCAAATGTATTATTAATAGGGATTACTCCATTTCCTTTTAAAGGAGCAGAAGGTTGTTCTCCTCTTAGTGGAGTTAATGTACTTCCCTGATTTTCAAATTTGTTTAATAAAGGCATAATTTTGATTTTTAATGGTTAAACGTTTTGTTATAAATATTATTATTGTATAGAGAATGCACTCATTCCTGCTACGGTACCAACTTCAATTGAATCCATTTGTACTTTAGGTTCAGGTCTATTAATGAGTGATTGTAATAATTGATTTGTTCTTTTTGCTTCTGAGTTATCTGGCATTTGAATTGCTCCTGCTGGTGATGATACTACATCATTTCCTTTAAATAAATTTGTACCTGCTATAACTGTATCTTTATTGTTTAATGCTATTGCACCTTCTGGGCCAAATAATGTTCTAGAACCATATCCAGATGAATTTGATCCTGGTGACATTATGTCATCACCGGTTAAAGCTTTTATTGCTGCATAACCTGCAGCTGCAGCTGCTACAGCAATAGCAACACCTATACCAAAAGTAACTGCTGCGTTAGATGCTAAAGAGGCACTTAATATCCCTAATTGGATCCCTAACTGTATTGTCATAGCACCTATGGTTGAAAGTATACCCTTCTTTTTAGATTTTTCTAAAGCAAGAATTGCAGTTTGTGTTAATAAAGCAGTTCCATCTCTCGCTGCCATAATACCCTTGTATAGAGCAATTGATTTAATTACACCTAAATAGGCTAAAGCTGCAATACCAATACCCCCCATTATTTTTTCCATAGTACCTAAACTTTCTATATTACCTGTTAATATACCCGCAATACCTTTAAAGGTATCGAAAACAGGAGCTAATATAAATTGAATAGATTGGAGTGCAGGTATTAATAATTCTACTATTGGGGTTATAATCTGCATTAAAGGGGCTGCTATGCTCATAAATACCTCTTTCATTTTAGAAACTGATTTATTTAAATTTTCTTGAACACTATTTTGATTTTTTAAATCCTCTATACTTTGTTTTCCTAATTTTGCTTTAATTTCATCTTGGGATAATCCTTCTGCTTGAAGTCCTTTAATTTGTTTTTCTCTTAATTTATATTCTTCACCTGTAAGATTACCAATTTGTTCTTGTACAAATAAAGAACTAGCTAAATCCTCTCTAGACATCCCAACAGCATCAGCCAATGCTTGTTGTTGTATTCTATTCATTTTTCCAAAATCAGCTGCTGAACCTGCTTGTTTAGCTATTTCTTCTGCTACACCTGCTATATCATTGTTTAAAGCTGCTTGTCTTGCTTTTTCTAAATTAATGTCTTTACCTAATAGTAATTCTGCTTCTAATTCTTTTTCGATTGATGATTCAAAATTAAGTAAACTATCAGCTATACCTTCTACTTTAGACATTTCCATACCTAAAGCTTTAGTAGCTGCAACTGCATTAGCAATTTGACCCGGGTTTTTACCTAATGATAATGTAGTAGCTTTAGATACATTACTAATATCTTTTAATACTTCTTTTTCGTTTAAAGCAACTCCAAACTTTTGCCCCGTTAATCGGGCTTGAGCCATTATTTCTTTAGTATTTTTCTCTAAATCACCACCCGTGGCATCTGTAATAGATTTAACACCTTTTAATTCCCCATAAGTTAGGCCTGCTGTTTTATGTAATTTTTCAAATAATATTAAATTATCATCAATAGTTGTATTAAATATTCCTAACTCACCATTAGCAGCCATTAATGCTTCGCCTAATCCTAAGGTGGTAATTGATAATTCACCTGAATTATTTGCTGCTGTTGAAAGTTTACTAGATAGAGCAGCTGCCTCTGATACATTAATATTAAGATTTTTAGCTAATTTACCATTTTGTTTATCTATTGCTGTCATAGCATCAAATACCCCGACTATAGCTAATTCTAATAACCTCATTGGTGTAAGAACAGAACCAATCCCTCCCTTTAATACTTTAGATAAAGTACCGGATTTATCTATTTTATCTGCTATACTTCCAGCATTTTCTTTAAGTAGTTGAAATAAAGGTTTTGCTTTTTGAGTTTCAGCATTTTGTTTTTTCATAGCTCCAAGAAGCTTTAGCTCAAGATCATATTGTTCCTTTAATTGAACCTTTAACTCCATAGTATCAATGCCTAGTTCTTTACCAGCCATCATAATTTTTTTAAGGGTAGCTATTCTTCTAACCTCAAGAGCATCCATTTTTTTCTTAAGATCAGCTTCAACATTTACACCTTGTTTAATTTTTAATTGAAGGGCAATTGTTTCTTCTAAACCTGAAGTTGTTTTTTTAATGGAATTTGCTATATCTTTTTGATATGATTGTGCTACTTTTTTAGTGATTGTATCTAGACCATTCATTTGGTCAATAGCATCTTCTAAAGTAGTAGATATAGTGGCAGCTAATGACTTAAAGGCATTGTCTAAAAAACCAACTTCATCAGTTTGATCTTTTAATAATTTTTTTCCTTTTTCTAATTCTGGGTTAGCCGCCATTTAAAGAGTATTTTATTATAAATATGAAAAAAAGCAGCTATTTGTAGCTGCTCTTTCCCTCATATGCTTTAGATGCTTGTTTAAATTGAGGGGTATTTATTTTACCTTCTGAATCTATAAGTGATGTTTTTCCACCTGTTTGTTCCTTTTTTAGTGCTGCTTGTTCTGCCTCATAATAATCATTTATTTCTTTAAATGTAAATTTACGAAGCCATAACGGCATATGATATATAGTAGCGTAATCGTATCCACCTTTTCCATGAAAAACTATTTCATGGATTTGTTTAAATATACTTAACCTAATTTGAGGCGCCGTCTCCGAAGTCAGGCCAAAAAAAGCTAAGCCCAATGGGCACGGTTACCTCCTCTCCGCTGTCTAGAATTACATTAAGATCTACATCTGGTTGTGTTTGTCTTAAATGATCTCTAAATGCTCTAGCATCACGTGCTAAAAAATAATTATCAACAAATTCTCTGATGTCTTTTGCTTCAGTTTCTCCATTGACAGAAGTTAATGTATATTTTAATCTAGTAGATGCTTCGGGAGAAGCATTTTTATTTAATTTTTTAAGTCCTTTTAATTCTCTTTCAATTTTTTTCTCATCATGTCCATCTAAAATTTTATAAGTAACTTTAGTGTTACTATGAGGCAAAGTAAAGGCAAATTCATTTTTACCTTCTAGCATTGTAGACTCATCAAATGGTTTATTTTCTAACTCTGATAAATCAATTTCTTGTACTTTACCATTAATTGCTACTTTATAATCTGACCCATATCCTAGTATACGAGTTGCAATTAAGATTGCATTTTTATCTCCTATAATAAGGTCTTTAGTATTAAATTTAGAAACTATTACAGAATCTAAAAGTTTATCTAATACTGTACCATTTTCAATATATGCTTGGTTAGATAAAATATCTTCTTCCTTAGCAGTCATATATTTAATTTCTACTTTACCACTTGATAGGGGATTGTCTTTTGAATATACTAAACCTTTAGATGGTAGTTCTATTTCTTCCGTTGGGAATTTAAATTCACTCATATAATCTTTATTTAATTAAAACGTTTTTATCAGTTATACATATTAATATAAAAAAAAAGCTTGGCAAAGCCAAGCAATTTTTCAAATTAGGGGTGGGTAAAATTTTTAGAAATTTAATACACAGTAATCTGGTTGAACTGTCATTGTAATTTCTTGAGCAGCATTTTCTTGATCCCATCCAAAATCTCCAAATGAAGCTTCTGTAATCATTGCTCCTTTGATGATCCATTCTGATACAATATCACCTACAGGTCCTAGTACATTGATTGTAAGATCTTTCTTATAGAAATCACTATAACCATCTCTACCAGTTACTGATTCATGATGTAGTCTAACCCATTCCATTACTGATTGTGCACCAGATGGAGTAATTGGATCAAATAATGTGAACTGAATAGTTCCCCAAGTTGTTTTACCTTTTACAAAACGTTGAACGTTAATATGATTTAAAGGTACTGTTCCTTGTGATACGGTTACAGCTCCAACTCCCTTCATAATATATGCTGGGAATCCATCTACAAAAGCAATAAATCTATTCTTTTGTTTTGGCTCAAATGCTGTGAAAAATATTTCGTTTGGGTTTAATACTGCCATTTTATTATCTTATTTTATTATAAATATTTATCTTTTTTCTTTTTATGCTGGGAAAGTTGCTCCAGTTGGTAATACATTGAAATCTAATAATATAAATTCAGCTGTTCTAGTTGGTTGTAAGAAAATCTGTCCTATTAACTCATTTCTATCTATCACATCTGGTGTATTATTATTTTCATCCATTACTACTTTAAAAGCAAATAATCCCTGTCTTTGTTGTACTGATTCTAAATAAGGGTTAACTTGTGTTAAAAAGTTTTGTCTTGTTGCAATTGTATTTTGTTCAAATACTAAATTATCAGCAATTTGAGAAATAAAATCCTTAAGTGTAATTAATAATCTACGTACATTTACTCTATCTAATGCAGATGCTGCTTTTTGTAGCGTTTTCTGACCAAATACTACAACTCCTTGTTGTGGGAATGTTGCAATTGGGTTTATATTAGCTTCATATAAAGTATCTCTATTTGTAGATGTTAATTTTCTTTCAGCTCTAACAACTTGTCCCATTCCTCCTCTAGTAATACCTGCTGGTGCGAACCATGGATCACTTGAAGCATCTGTAAACGCGTATACACCTGGTATAAATGTTGATGCTGGTATGTAAACTAATTGTGCTGAGTTTGGATCAATTGTTTGTAACCAAGGCCAATATGCTGCCGTATAGCTATTATCAATCCCACCTGCTTGGTTTACTACAGTATTTATCGGTTGATTATATGTTACTAAATCAATTACAGCAATACTATCACCACGAGAAATTGAAGTATTCATCAAGCTAGTAATTTGTGCTGCATGTGTTTGGTTTGTTAAACCTGGTACTGATATTACATTGTATTGGTAGTCATCTTGATTTGCCATTAATGCAATTGCATTAGTATAATCAGTTCCTACTAATCCTTGTGAATCAGTAACACTAATATTTTGGTAAAAATTAGCAGCTCTACCTACTGGAATGTTTGAACCAACTGCTCCATCAAATGAACCTGATCCTGCTTGAGGTAAAGAACTTGTAAATTCATTTTTTGCTACACCATTATTTTCAAAATAACGTGGAGTAGGTGAATTTACTGATTTTACTCTAACATAACTAGAAATTTGTGGGAAAGATCCTGATTCTTGTAAAAAAGTATCTACTCCTTCTGTTACTAAATTAGTTGAAATATCACCAATTGCTCTTGAAATATAATTTGGAGCAAAGGGGTCTAATGAAACATTATTAAAAGTTTCTAATACTACAGGACGATTTGTATCATCATTACCACGTCTAATTGCTAATGAAAATACCCCTGAAGAAGTATTAACACTTGTAATTTGCCATCTTAAATTTTCAGCAGATCCACTAACTAATGCTCCACCTGCTATCTGAGCACCTGAAGTATCTGATCCAAATGGGAATGTATTATTCATTACAGTACCTTCGGAAATTGTTTCTAATTCAAATGCTGGATTGTTTTCTATCATTGCATCTGTTAAGATAAATGTTGGAGCTACAGCTGGGGTACCAACGTCTCCTGCTGCTATACTTAATGTATTTCCTGATGCGTAATCAGTTCCATCTTGTACTATTTGTACAGCAGATATTTCTGTTAATACATTAGCTTGACCAATAGTAAAGGTTAGATCTCCTGTTACTGTCCCTAATGTTGTAAGGGCAGTTAATGTTGCTGCTGTTATTGTAACTGTTTCTTCGGGTACATATAAAGTTCCTTCAAGAACTACTGTTATTGTTGTAATATCAAGACCTGCTGATGTTATTGTTACTGTTGCTCCTGTTCCTGCTGCTGTAGTAATAGCTTGAGCTGCTGTAGTAGCATTTAAAGTAGTTGTTGGTGCACTGCCTGCAATTGCTAAAGTAGTAGTTTTAATTAATATCCCATTTGAATTACTAGTTGTTACAGTTGCTGTAGCACCAGATCCTGCTCCTGTACCTGTTATTAAAGCTACATTAGAATATGTTGCTGGGGCTGCTGAACCACTACCTTGGTTTGGTTGTAATCCACTAAATATACTACCTACTAAACCAGAAGTTGTTGATTCTACATTATTTTGAATTGTAGTTGAAGTTGCAGAACTCCAATTTGCACTTGACCCAGAAGCTACTCTTGTTATTAATAAAGAATTACCACCATTTTGAAAATATTGGTTTGCAGCTATAGAAGTAAGATAAGTATATTCATTAGATCCACTTTGTAAAGCTCCACCAAAAATTGCTTGGTATGAACTAAAAGAACTAATTAAAGTTGGTCTTTCTACGGGACCTAAAGCTGTAGGGCCTATAAGTGCCGCACCTCTTTCAACGGGTTGCGAAGTAACAAAGGATTGGTCGTTTTCTCTTGCTAATACACCTGGAGATATTAATGTTTCTGCCATTTTATTTTGTTATTTTAATATTGTTTTATTATAAATATTAGAAACTCTTTCAAAAAACTATTTTACCAAAGTAAATTCTCCAGTTTCTAAGTCAATGTTTCCATCACCATACTTATCTTGTAATTCCTTAGCAGTTTTATTAGATTTTTCTTGTAAATCTGCTAACCCATCTAAAATTGAACTTCTTTGTCCTTCTAATATTGCTTTTTGAATATCAACATTACCTAAACTAAAAGTAATTTGATTTTGATCCTGTTGATAACCTCTAAGAACTTTTAGTTCTTCTTTTGATAACTTAATTGTTTTACTCATTTTATTTTTGTTTATAAATATTAATAATTGTTTTTAACTACCATAATTCTTCGTAATTTATATTAACATAATTTGAACTTTTATATTCTTCTATTAGATTAACAAAATTATTTTTGTATGTATATCCTATCTTTTTTATTTTAGGTAAATATATTAATTTTTTTTTATCTTTTATGTTTATAACTGTATCATTAACTACAAAATCAAATCCTTTAGATTTATTGTTATATATTAAAGCTTTAGAACTGTGAGGTAAAGGGTGTACAGTAGAATGAGTTGTATCATTTTGTATTAAAATTTTAAAATCATCATGTTTACTACAATTTAACATATCAGGTTCTTCAAATTTAATTAAATCCTGTATTTCGTCTTTAAAAGTTACATAATGAAAATTTTTAATAATATCACCAAAATATTCTTCTGCATCCCTATAAAGTATAGTTTTACCTTCTTTATTATAATAACCCTTTATATATTTTTCTTTAGAAAATAAAGGTAAGACTCTTTGTAAATTTTTTTTACTGAATATATTAAATAATAAACTAGGGAATCTAAAATTATTTTTTACCCTATTATCTACAACTTTACTACTTAATAAAGGTACTGGTTTTTGTATTGCCCCTATTATATTATCTGTAATTTGAATATCATAATTAATAAAAGTGTAATAATCAAAGTCTAAAGATAAACCTAAATTACCTGCTAGTAAAATTTGGTTTAAAGAAGTCCAACCAAAATCAAAAAGAACATTAATAGCTTTATATGTTTTGTCAAAATCTATTTTCATCCAATGTATCATACCTCTATCAGGCCAATGTAATATTGGATTACTTTTATCATAAATAAAATAATCAACTTTATCTTGAATGGTTTGATTTACAGGAATATGAGATACTACTAAAATTTTAAATTTTTGATTTTTTAAAATTTTTATATTTTTTTCTAAAACAGAAATTTTTTCTTCTGTATTACAATGACACTGGATTATTATTAAATTTTTATTTGTCATAACAAGCTATATAAGGTGTAATATCTTTATTTACATCATATTTAACAATTGATTCGTATTCAATATAATTAGTATCAGAATTACTTTTAAACCAATCCCCATTTTTGGTTTTAATTTGGTTAAACATTTCTTGTTCTGACTCATACAATTTAAGTAGCTGGTTTTTAGTGTCCAAATAATTTTGGTCTATTTTTTTTAATGATTTATTAAAAATATAAAAGTTATGAGTTTCATTTTTAACAGCATCAAAGGCTAATTTATGTTGTGGGTGACCATATTCACCAATAGGATTATGAGTTACTATTTTTTTCCAATCTTTACAGTTAATTATGTCTTTTAAATTAAAATTTTGGGTTGGCATTAATGTATCTTCATAATCAAGTATTTCCCAAGAATTAATATTTAACTCTTTCATTACTTTTTCAAACTCTTTACTTCTAATTTTATTTGACTTATTAGTAAGACAAAGTACTTTATATTCAGAACCATATTTAATTAATTCTGTACTCCCAAATATTATTTCATCATCAGGGTGAGCTACTATCATTAATTTTGTTGATGTATAATCATTAAATGCACGGTTTAGCACTGTTGAACTTTTAGCTAAAATTGAAGGATCGGGACCATGTACAAAATAGGGTTCAAGTGTATTTTTATCGTACATTACATCAAAACCCTGTTTTAAAAAATAAGAATTAACTAAAGTTTCGTCTTTAGAACTATAATAATTATTCCACGTAATAGGTAAGTCTAATGTTTTATTTTCTTCCCATAATACACAATTTGCTACTCTTTCTTCTGAGAATGCATTATCGTCTACATAAATTTTTATATTGTAACTATTTAAATAGTGATTCCAACTAAGACATTTATTAAAAAAATCTTTACTATTTACATCGTAAAAATAAAACCCCGTTGCTATAATTTTATTATTTGGGTTTCTTGGAATATGATTATATACACCTGTTAATTCTGATCCATATTCACCTTCTAATCTTATATTATTATGTATTTTCCAATTTGAAATATTATTATGAAAATACTTCATAAATAAAGGATAATCTTCTAATTTATTTAAATACTTTAATGATTTATCTATATGTTCAGTAACAAAAGCATCCCCATCTATCCAAGCAAATTTATCAAAGTTTTCGTTTAAAGAATCTAAATTAGCTAAATATTTAGCAAAATAAACAGAATAATCTTTATTAATTAAATCTGGTTCTTTATTGTTTGGTTCTTTTAGGTGTTTAGGAAAATAATTAATTCTTTTATTAATAACATTAGGAAGATTAATATTAGAATCACAATTAAAACCATACACTATAAGTTTATATTTAGAATATTTTAATAAACTTTTAGCAAGCACCTCAATCATTAATAAATAATTTTGATCTCCTCCTGTTATCCAAACAAATTTTTTATCCATTAAGTAAAAATTTTATTTTTTATTTTTTAAATAATCTATTACACTAGTATAAACTTGTTTAACAGTTATTGACTTTTGAGCTATATGTTGTTTTTCTGTGCCTTGATATTCTGGATCCCAATCCCAATCTCCAGCATCAAACACATAATGAGGGTTTGACCATATATTATTATTTACTGAGTGGTTTTCTATTTTAGTTAAATTATTAGTAAATTCATAACCATAAGGGATAAAATTATTTATCATTATAGTATGTTTATTTAATGCCCAATTTACCCAAGATAAACCAGATCCTAATCCTATAAATACTTCTGCATGGTGCATGTAATTCCATGTATTAGGCCAATCTAATTCTTTTTTATTTATAATATTTTTACCTTCAAATCCTTCATAAGATAAATTAACTATTTTATATCCCTTTTTACTTAATTTAGTAGCTAATTCTTTCCAATTTTCATAGGGCCATTCTTTAATTCCTGCTGTTGACCTTGGACCAATACATATGTATTTTTCTTTTATTGGTCTTTTACTAGGTTTAAAGTCTATACCATGATTTAATTCCCTATAAGGAACATTTAAAATATCTGTTATTGATTTTATTAAAGGAATTGTATTAGCTTGAATAGGATTTTTTAAACCATTATCCCATTTTCCATTAGTTTTAAACCATCCTATTTTATATTGAACGTATGCCTTATAAGAAGTATCTGGTTTTATAAATTTAATATCTTTGTATACTTCTAATTTTTTAAACCATTCATTATGAAATGAACTAACACATACTCTACAATTATAGATTTTTTGAAACTCTAACACATGAGGCATCCAGGCTAAAGTATCACCTACGGATTTGGAATCAAAACTAATTTTAACTTTTTTACCTTCTACATTAAATTTATGTACTATTTCACCATCTATTTTAATTATCCAAGGAATATAATATTCTTTACTACATTTAGTCCACATACCATTTTTAATAGTAGCTGAGTGTTCTATTTGGTTATTAAACCCATTAATAAATTCTACTTTATATTCTTTAAGTTGAGAACCTACTATTTCTACTTTAGGTCCTTTATCAAAATTTAGTTCAATTCTGTTGGGTGGTAAATTATTAACAAAATTAGTTATTTCTTTATTTGCTATTTTAGCAGCATTTTCCCAAGTAAACTGTTTAGATATTTCTTTAGATTCTTTTAATGCTATTTTTTTATACTTTTTATAATTTACATAGGCATCTCTCATTACTTTTTTTAAATCCTCAAAGTCAGGTTCGTAAAATTCCCCAGATAATTCAGATTGTGAATATGGGACATATTCTCCACCTATAGCTGGGGTTGTTCCTTTAATTTTTACTGGGAGTCCTTTTCCCTCAGCAAATTCCAATTGTGCACTACAATTAGAATAAATAGAAGGAGTACCACAAGCCATAGCTTCAATTAGAGGTAAATTCCATCCTTCTGCTCTTGCACAAGATAAAAATATATGACCTTTTTGTAAATATTTAATATATTCTTCTCTAGTAGGGAAATGTTTTATTTTTAATCTGGGGTCTTCTAAATTATAATGCTTTAATCTTTCTTCTGTACTTTTAAAACCATCTTTAGCAAAAACATTATCAACAGATAATACTAAATCTACAGGTTCATTCTTATCAAATTCTTGTAAAAATGCTGATATTATTTCTTTGGTTGATTTTCGATAATCCCATCTACCAAATATTAAAAATTTAAATCTATTATCTTCATATTCAGGGAGTGTAGATTTACTATTAGGGTAAAAAATACTACTATTAACAGCTTCAGGAATTACTTTAACTTTGTTAGGATCCATCCCTTGTTCTATACTACAATTTCTTTGCCAATTAGAAGCAACCCATATTTGATCACATAATTCTAGTCTATCATAAAAAGATTTTGGATATCTTGTTGTTTCCCATACGGTGTATGCTATTTTAGGACCATCATATTTTTGATAAAAAAAGTGATGATCTACTTCTGCTAATATAATATTAACATCATGTTTAAAAATATTAGGATGATTTTTATATATAGGTTTAGAAGTAAGTATGTTTCCAAACCCACCTTCCCATAAAGATTGTTCTACTAACAATTTTTTATCTATATCATCTATATATTGTTCTTTATTATGACATTCATCATTATAACCTTCCCAAGATTTACCAATAGTAAAATTTTTTACTTTTATAGGATTAAGTTTAGATAACCCCCTAAAAAATTCTCTTGTATGGTTATTATATCCTGTAGGACCTATATATGAACCATGTGCATATACTTTAATTTTTTGTTTTCCCATTTACCCCAAATTTACTAAATTTATACCAAAGTCTTTCATGAAGGAAGTATAATACCATTTTAGAAATAATTTCTATTCCTCCTATAGTTAAACCTGCTTCCCAAGAACCAGTTATTAATCCTGATATTATAATTGTATCGATTGATCCTACTATTCTCCATGATATTGTTTTTGCAATATGTCTTTTATAACTTACCATCTTTTCTCATTTTAGATCTAATTTTAGTAGCAGATATTTCTTTTATATCTTCAGGTGGAATATGTTCTATTACTTCATATCCTACACCTCTACCATAATTAATAGATTCAACATCTGGTATTTTAATTATTTTAATTTTACCTTCATTAAGTAAATCTTTTAGTTCTGTAGATAAATTTAACATTACTTCATCAGCGGTCCAAGGTTGTTTTTCATTTGGTTCTACATCTCGAATACAGATTAATACGTTTTTCCCGTCATTTAAACGTTGGTCAATTAACCAACGATGTCCTTGGTGCCAAGGTTGCCAACGACCGATAAACATTGAATACTTTTTACTCATATTTGATTTAAGATTTTTTTCAAAGATTCTTCAGGTGTATCATCTGTAGTATCTATATTAATATAATTTTCTTGGGGACCAATATACGCAATAGCTTTCCAATGGTCACGTTCTCTTGGTTCTGATGTATGTACATAAATTTCTTTTATATTTTTACCAAGAAGAGTTTTAAAATCTTCTCTTTGATCTAAGTAAGGGGATACTAAAGATACAATAACATCATTACCTTGATTATGTAGATAATGAGCAATACGTTGTGCTGTTCCTACATTTTCTACTCTACCTTTAATTGAATAATCTTTATTAGAAAATAAATCTCTCATATCATCCCCATCTATCCTATAAGGTATGTTACCTAATTCTTGTTGAAGTAAATTTGCTAAAACGGTCTTACCATGAGAGGGTTGACCTGTAAACCAGTATACCATTATTGGTTATTTATTGAAGTAATAATTTTATCTGTATTAAATATATCTTTTAAATCTTTATAAGGGATTGTAGATATTTCTTCTGAAAAATTATAAGGCCCATACATAGCATTTGTAAGATTTGGAGTACCTGTAATTGGGTTTGCTTTAATATTATCATGTAATTTATAACCAAATATTTCTGGTTTAGTATTTGGCCAACATACTGTAGACTTTTTGTTTAGAGCAGCTGACAGATGTTGGGCAAAAGAATCAATAAGTAATCTTTTATCTGACATTTGTAATAATATAGCTATACTTCTAAACCCATCTAATGCTTGCATTGTATCAGGATACATTTTTTGATCTTCTCTTTTTATATGAATTATAGTATAATCATTTTTATAATGTTCTATTAATTCTAGTATAGTAGGTTCAGGGATATCTCTAGTCCAAGAATATTGGTAGTTTAAACCAGCAGGACCACCATTTGGTTGTATTGCTAATATAGGTTTTTCTGTTTTATAATAAGGGGTAAAATAATCTATTTCTGGTTGGGTAAGATATATTTGGGGTTGTTCATTATTATATCTTAATCCATATAATTCACACCAAGTTTTTAATAAAGATATAGGTTTATCTAATATAAAATCAGAAGTTCTATATGGGTCTGTTACAAATACTTTACATTTTTGATCTTTAATAAATTTAAGATAAAAACCATGTATTTGTTCAAGTTTATAAACCTCAAAAACATCCGGATTATTTAAAAATACATCCGGGAATCCTGTTACTATTATTAAATTAGAGTTTTTGTATCTTTTTTTAATAACTTTAATTATAGCTGTAGCTAGAATGTTTTTACCTAAACCACCATCTATTTGAAATATAATATTCATTTATAACTATTTTTATGTTAGAACTAATATACGAAACTAATTTAAGTACTCCTAACTATATTACCAAGGAGTACCATTTTTTTCTGTTTGGGCAGCAATACTATCAATTATACTTTGAATTTTTAATGAATTTTTATCTTCAAAAGTTTGTTTATTAACATTAGCATCTAACCACCCTAAAATATTAGCTTCTGTTAATTCTTCATAATTAATAAATCCAGCGTCAGTAGGATTACCAGAAATATTAAAGGATCCAATACTTCTAGATGGATACCCACTATCTTCTGACTCGCAAGCATATGTTACTTCAGTAACTACTCCAGTTGAAATTGTTCTTTTAAGATCGTAAATTTTCCAAGTATGTGTCATTTGTATTTTACTATAAATATTAAATTAACCTTTATAATTAAGTTTTTCTTCTTTTGTTTTTTTAACTTCAACACCTTTCCAAGCTTCAACTGCTGCTTTATCTTTTCTAGTTCCAATAACTAATATATTAAATTTCCCAGGATCTGATGTTGTTATTTTTACTTTTGTTGCACTAATATTTACTATACCAAATGCTCTACCTAAATTATTTACAGGATTAATCCATACTTGAGAGTTTTCATTTAAATATCTGTAATATTCTGGGAGGATTATTTCACCTTGAAGTGTATCATCAATATCAACTTCCCATCTATATACATTATCCCCAGCTGTTGGTGATTCAACAAAACTATGCTTTAAATGATGTGTTTCTGTTTTACTTGGGTTTGGATGATCAATTGTAAATGTACCAGAAGCTTTACTTAAAGATCCAAAAGCACAAATACAGCAAACCATTAATTGATCGTTTGCAGTTGCAGTTTTACCATAAGTACCTAAAATAGCTGTTCTATCATAACTCGATGCTATAGTATTATTATACCCTGCCATTAAATTATGGTCTGCACAAGTTTTATTATTACACCCAAATACTGCTGAAAATCGTGAATTATTAGTACTACTACCAGCACCTAAACAATTATTACATCCTGCTACAAAATTAGCAACACCACAACAACAAATTTTATTACCTGAACCACCTCCAACTGTGTTTTGGATTGCACAACCATCACCAGCTCCTATTGAATTTGAATTCCCACCTACAATAGTATTAGTATGATGTTGATCTTGTATAGCCCCAACTGCACAAATTGTATTAGAACAGCCTCCAAGAATAGAACTACCCGCTTGGTTACATATTATATTATATTGACCACCTCCTATATTATTGTTCCATCCACAGCATATTATGCAATTAACACCACCCCCAGCTATAAGACTGTGACTAGCACAGCAAATTTTATTAGATAAACCTCCATTAATAACATTACCTCCTGCAGCCCCTTGAGTACCAAATGCTGCTCTAGAGCAAACAAAAATCTTATTGCCATTACCTCCTCCTATTGTATTATTTCCTGGGGAGATATATTCGTTATTATCACAAGCCCCAATAGAACATATAACATTAAGCCTACCTCCACCAATAACATTATGGTTGGTTCTTTGAGTAACTCGGATAGTATTACTTTGACCAGATACTATTGTATTATTACAAGGTATAACATTAACACAAGTACCCATAGAACCAGTAATACAATTAAAGATACCACTAAGAATTGCACCTCCATGATGTTCACCCTGAATGCTATTTTGAAATCCTACCCCAATAAAATTGTTTCCAGTACAACATTTTCCACACCCTTCAGTTGTTATTGAATTTCGTTCTCCACCTAAAATTGCACTAAAACTTGTAGATGAAGTATTTTTTGTTCCTCCTCCTATAAAAGAAAAATTACAGTGATTTTCATTATGGGATCCATTTAATATTGTTGAAAAACAAGCTTGAAAACTTGCTGTATTTATTTGATTTTTACAACCAGTACCTATAAAAGCATAATGGGTACAAGAAGCAGGCAAACCACCACCATCAAACATGCAATTTTCTTTACCTCCTAATAAAACTGAGCAGTTAACACTACCATCAATTGTGTTACTACAGCCTCCAAGTAATGATGTTGCACAACCAAGACTAAGAGTATTACCAGAACCTGCTCCTATAAATCCATGACATGCTATACTTGAGTTATTAGCACCACCGACTACAGCTGCATAATTACTTGCAGCTTTATTATTTTGACCACCTACTACTACATTATAAGCATTACATACTTTATTACCACATCCTCCTCCTATAAAAGCACAATCTGTACTTGAATTTGATGCTGTATTTTTAAAACCACCTCCTATTGTAGTATGGCTAGCGCCCAGAATTACTTTATTAAGTTCTCCACCTAATATAGAACTTAATGTACCTAATTGTATATTGTCCTTTCCAAAGTCTATACGTGAATTTTGTGCTGTAAGTGTACTACCATCAAATGTTAAACATGCTTCACCATTAATTGTAGATGTCCCAGTAGCTGTTAATACTCTATCATTAACATTATTTGTAATTGATGTTGTACCACTTGAACCTGATGAGCCACTTGAGCCACTTGAGCCACTTGAACCAGAAGAACCTGAGTTACCTGATGTACCTGATGAGCCACTTGTTCCTGATGAACCTGAATTACCTGAAGACCCTGATGTACCTGATGAACCTGAGTTACCTGAACTTCCACTTGAACCAGAAGAACCTGAGTTACCTGATGTACCTGATGAGCCGCTTGTTCCTGATGAACCACTTGCTCCTGAAGAACCACTTGTTCCTGATGAACCTGAATTACCACTAGAACCCGATGAACCAGAACTACCTGAATTACCGCTTGTTCCACTTGAACCTGAAGTTCCGCTTGTTCCTGAAGAGCCGCTTGTTCCTGATGAACCTGAACTACCTGAAGAACCTGAGTTACCTGAACTTCCACTTGAACCAGAAGAACCTGAGTTACCTGATGTACCTGATGAGCCACTTGTTCCTGATGAACCTGAAGTACCACTTGTACCTGAAGAACCTGAGTTACCTGAACTTCCACTTGAACCAGAAGAACCTGAGTTACCTGAAGAACCACTTGTTCCTGACGAACCTGAATTACCACTTGTACCTGAAGAACCTGAGTTACCAGATGTTCCTGATGACCCACTTGTTCCAGATGAACCTGAATTACCGCTTGTACCTGAAGAACCTGAGTTACCAGATGTTCCTGAAGAACCGCTTGTTCCAGATGAACCTGATGTTCCCGAAGAACCTGAAGAACCACTTGAACCCGAATTACCAGAAGAGCCACTTGAACCCGAAGAGCCTGAGTTACCTGAAGTACCACTAGAACCGCTTGTACCAGATGAACCTGAAGAACCACTTGTTCCTGATGAGCCGGATGTTCCTGAAGAACCTGAATTTCCACTTGTACCTGAAGAACCTGAATTCCCACTTGTACCTGATGACCCACTTGTTCCTGAACTACCTGAAACTCCTGATGTTCCTGAAGAACCGCTTGTTCCAGATGAACCTGATGAACCACTAGTTCCCGAAGAACCTGAATTACCTGATGTTCCTGATGAACCTGAGTTACCAGATGTTCCGGAAGAGCCACTTGTTCCAGATGAACCTGATGAGCCTGAAGAGCCTGAGGAACCGCTTGAACCTGAACTACCAGATGAACCTGAGGAACCTGATGATCCTGATGATCCATCATCTCCTCTATCTCCGACTAAAGCAAAAGAAGCAATTATTTCTTCATTAGCACTAAAAGGTGAGGCAGCAGATGATGCTTCTTCACTTATATTTATTGTCCAATATGTACCTTGATCTGTTAAATTTGAAATAGCAAATAATATAAAATTTTCTGCTGCAAATTTATCTGCTAGTCTCATATGGCCTTTTACCGCGGATGTAGATGCATCAATACTTTCTAAAAAAGATTGTATATCATCACCATCTTCTGTTGTCTGACTTATAGCAGATATAGTAGCGGCATTTTGTGTTGAGTTATTTAATCTTATATCTCCAGCACCCGGGTCTTGACCAATATTAGTATTAGATTCAAATGTATAGTTGAAAGTAGCACCACCAAAATTACCATCTTGTCCTGATGAACCTGATGAGCCACTTGATCCTGATGAACCACTTGATCCTGAGTTACCACTTGTTCCTGAAGAGCCACTTGTTCCTGAAGAACCTGAACTACCTGAAGAACCAGAATTTCCTGAAGTACCACTAGAACCGCTTGTACCAGATGAACCTGAAGAACCACTTGTTCCTGATGAACCATCTGAACCGCTTGTTCCTGATGAACCTGAATTACCACTAGTTCCTGATGAACCACTTGTTCCAGATGAACCATCTGAACCACTAGTTCCTGAAGAGCCACTTACACCTGAAGTTCCTGATGAGCCACTTGTTCCCGATGAACCGTCTGAACCACTAGTTCCCGAAGAACCTGAATTACCTGATGTTCCTGATGAACCTGAATTACCTGATGAGCCACTTGTACCTGAAACACCTGATGATCCACTTGTTCCCGATGAACCATCTGAACCACTTGTTCCTGATGAACCATCTGAACCACTTGTTCCTGATGAGCCTGAATTACCTGAAGAACCGCTTGTTCCAGATAAACCAGATGAGCCACTTGTACCAGAAGACCCGTCTGAGCCACTTGTTCCACTTGAACCTGAAGTACCACTATTACCTGAAGAACCGCTTGTTCCTGATGAACCATCGGAACCTGAAGTACCTGAAGAACCATCTGAACCACTTGAGCCAGATGTACCTGATGAACCATCAGCACCGCTTGTACCTGAAGAACCTGAAGTTCCTGATGAACCATCTGAACCACTTGAGCCTGAAGTACCTGAAGAACCATCTGAACCACTTGAGCCAGATGTTCCTGAAGAACCATCTGATCCCGAAGAACCGCTTGTTCCTGATGAACCATCGGAACCTGAAGTACCTGAAGAACCATCTGAACCACTTGAGCCAGATGTACCTGATGAACCATCTGAACCACTTGAGCCAGATGTACCTGATGAACCATCAGCACCGCTTGTACCAGATGAACCACTTGTTCCTGAAGAACCATCTGAACCACTTGAGCCAGATGTACCTGATGAACCATCAGCACCGCTTGTACCTGAAGAACCTGAAGTTCCTGAAGAACCATCTGAACCACTTGAGCCAGATGTTCCTGAAGAACCATCTGATCCCGAAGAACCGCTTGTTCCTGAAGAGCCTGAATTACCACTTGTACCTGAAGAGCCACTTGTTCCTGAAGTTCCTGATGAGCCACTTGTTCCAGAAGTACCATCTATACCACTTGTACCTGATGAGCCTGAAGTGCCAGAGGAACCATCATTACCACTTGAACCAGATGTTCCTGAAGAACCAGAAATTCCTGATGTTCCTGAAGAGCCACTTGTTCCCGATGAACCATCTGAACCACTTGTTCCTGAAGAACCATCATTACCACTTGAACCAGATGTTCCTGATGAACCATCTGAACCTGATGAGCCAGAAGAGCCACTTGTTCCAGATGAGCCACTTGTTCCAGATGAACCATCTGAACCACTTGAGCCTGAAGTACCAGAGGAACCGTCTGAACCGCTTGAACCGCTTGAACCTGAAGTACCTGAAGAGCCACTTGTTCCTGATGAACCATCTGAACCTGATGAGCCAGAAGAGCCGCTTGTTCCTGATGAAGCAGCATTTTCTCTTGTACCTATTTCACCACTACTATTAATTACGAGTGTTGTATTTTCAGATCCTTGGGTTGAAAGACCTGTTAATTTTAAATCATTTAATTCTGCATTAGAACCACTGATTATTACTTTTTTCCAATTTGGCATATCAATTCTATTAGGTTGGCTACTGATTATTCAGACCACTTCCCTCACGGGCCGTAATATTTGTTATAAATATTAAGAATTATCTTCCTGATGTAGTTTTTCTGTACTTTCTATGCTTTCTATTTTCTGATTTAATTTTACTTGTATTGTACCAATAAAAATAGCATCAATACCTGTAATTGGAATATAATCAGTAGACTTTCTAAGAGCACGTAATTCTCTTAATGAAAGATTAGTTAAATTATATGACATAACTTATTATTTATTTAATTCTTGAAACTTTTCTTGCAATTTTAAGGTAGTATTATAACACATTTCCACATACTCACCTTTAAATAAACCATTTTTAATAGTTACAAGTAAAAATTGTAATTCTTTGTCTGTTAATTCTACATTAATTGTAGGAGGATCAGATTTTTTAGTCTGTCCTCCTACTACTATATTTTTAGTATTAAATCCCATAAACCTTTTTAATATTTTATAAAACAATTATTTTAATTATTAAGAATAAATATAAATTTCTTCATTATTAGCTACAAATATATTTCCTTTTTTATCATATCTTGCAGGTGTAGTATCAGGATCATTTGAACCAGTTCCAATTCCTGCTCCATCTATTACTGTTGCCATAAAAGCATCAGGAGTAAATGAAGAACCACTAGCATGAAAAGATGATGTAATACCCCATCTTTCAGTTGATAAACCATCGAATGCAAATGCATCACCATAATCTTGTTCTGTTTGTTGTACAACAATACCACCATCTCCTACAGATGTTGAACCAGAAGCTAATAATATAAATCTATCTTTTATTAATAAATTTTCTGAATTTTGAAAAGATGCTGTACCTTGTACTGTTAAATCATTAGATATAACAACATCACCAGTTACTGTCATTAACCCAGTTCCTGCAACTCTTCCACCATCACTAACAAAAACTAAATTTTCTTCAGCTTTAGCATTATCACCATCAATATCAGTAATTACTCTATTGTTTCCAGAAGTTGCAACATTAATTACACCTGAAGTACCACTAGAACCTGATGAACCACTTGTTCCTGAAGAACCATCTGAACCGCTAGTTCCTGAAGAACCACTTGAGCCAGATGTACCTGATGAACCGTCTGAACCACTAGATCCTGAAGAACCTGAAGTTCCATCTGAACCGCTTGTACCTGAAGAACCTGAAGAACCGGATGTTCCTGAAGAACCATCAGAACCACTAGACCCTGAAGAACCGCTTGTTCCAGATGAACCATCTGAACCTGATGTTCCTGAAGAACCTGAAGTTCCTGAAGAACCACTTGAACCAGATGTTCCACTTGAACCAGATGTTCCGTTTGTACCTGAAGTTCCGTTTGTACCTGAAGTTCCGTTTGTACCACTAGATCCTGAAGAACCTGAAGTTCCTGAAGAACCATCTGAACCCGATGTTCCTGAACTACCAGAAGAACCAGATGTACCATCTGATCCTGAAGTTCCTGATGCACCTTCTTTTGTACCAACTACACCTGATGGGTTAATAGTTAATACTGTTCCCTCGGTTGGTTGTGATACTAAGTTACTAAGTTCTAACCCCGCTAAATCTGCGATTGATCCACTAACTATTACTTTTTTCCAATTTGCCATTTATACTAATTTTTTATTTTATTATACATATATTACTTTATCCTAAACCTACATAAAAGGCACTAGAAGAATAAACTATTCCACCTTCTACAGGTGTTGCTGGTAGAGTTGAAAATTCTATTAATTCTAATACACCTGCGCTTGTTACTTTTATACCTTGACTATCAGTATTCTTTATTAATAATAAATCCCTACCGGTATTATTATCATTAATTTCAAGTCTAGGTCCAGTTGATGTTGCTCCTATACCTAAATTATTACCATCAAAAACTAATTGGGCATTTCCTTCAACTTGATTGCTATTACCTGTAGCTGTAAGAACATAATTATCAACATTATTTAAAATATCAACACTACTTCCACCACCAGATCCTACAAATAACCAACCTGAAAAATCAGCAGTAGTTAGTTTAGCAGTATCTAATAAAACATAAATACCATTGTTAGATGCCGTTGAATCCTCAGAGACGGTAACAGTCATACCTTTATAAACGTAAGTTCCCGAATCTAATGCTACCCAAGTAGAAGCAAGAATTAAGTCTGCTTTTGTAGGTACATTAGCACGAGCATCAAATGCTGCTGCTATTTGTGGTTCGAAATTTGCTGATATACCTAATGTTCCTTTTACTCTTGCCATAATTTTATGTTAAAAATCTTAATATTCTTGCTCCTATTGTCCCTCCATTATGAGTATATCTAGTATAATTAACGGATTGACCTTCTATTGTTTTTGTTACTGAAGATGTAGTGAATGAACTTAATAAAATAGTATCATAAACATTACTTAATGTATTAAATTGTTGTAAACCTGTAATAGTTGACCAGGCATTTGGAACTTCTATATATTGTTTTAAACCTCCACCTCCAGATTCTGTTACTAAAGATGCTTGAATAAGTGTAGTCATTGTTTGTAATGAAAATTGTGTAGATGTACTAAGATTTACTGTTGTACCAAATACTGGATAAACTCCATTTATTGTTCTTGTTATTGTACTAGTAGTTCCTGCAGATAATGGAGAACTAAAATTACCACCTTTACTATCTAATGGTTGTGGACCTTCATCAAATTGAACCGCTCCTGTCCATGACTGATTTCCTTGTACAACTACATAATTAGAAGTTGAGGTAGAATTAGATAATGCCGTACTTATTTGATTTGACACTCCCGTTCCGCCATAATTATATTGATTTGGATTACCACTTCTAAACCCATTTGTTCCATAAGCTGGGCTAATGGTTCCTTTACTAAAAGTTGCACTTAAAGTTAAAGTACCTATTGTAATACCTATTATTTGTAAGCCTGATGTTGATAGGGAAAAACCATTTGATGGGTTAGATAAAGTAGGATTTAATGTTGGGTACAACATTAAATTCATCATTTCTGGAAATGTTTTATTTGAAAATGTTGTCCCTGAAGGTATATTAGGATCATCATCACTTGGAAAATTTATAGGAGTTGATGTTGCATTAGTATAAGTACTAGTATCTGCACCAGAAGTTCCTGATGAACCTGAAGTACCATCTGCACCCGAAGTTCCTGATGAACCTGAAGTACCATTTGTTCCTGAAGTACCTGAAGAACCATCACCACCTGATGCTCCATCTAAATTAATGTTCCATGTAGAATACGTACCTGAACCTACTGTTCTTGTTGGTGTTTGAAACGCTAAAGCCCCAGTTGCACTATTATATGTTGTAACTTCACATTCTTGGAAGTTAGATGTATCAAATACAATGATTATAGATTGAGCAACAGAATATGCTAAACCAGTACCTACGGTAAGAGTTCCAGAAACTCCTAATGTAAAAGATGTTGTTGAAGTTGTTCTATAAAGATCGCCATTAGCACCACTTGAGCCTGAGGAACCACTTGTACCTGATGAACCTGAGCTACCTGAAGTACCACTTGAACCGCTTATTCCTGATGAACCTGAAGTACCATTTGTTCCTGAAGTACCATTTGTTCCTGAAGTTCCACTAGAACCAATTGCTCCTGAAGTACCACTTGTACCTGAAGAACCACTTGTACCTGAAGAACCATTTGTGCCTGAAGTACCATTTGTACCTGAAGTACCGTTTGTACCTGATGTTCCGCTTGTTCCTGATGTTCCTCCAGATCCTGAAGCACCTCCTTCAACTATTGTTTGGTAGGATCCTACTTTTAGAGAATCAACAAATCTTACATTACTAGCCATTTTTTTATTTTTTTATTTTTTTACTATGCTTCGTGTCATAAATATCATTAAATTATCTTTTAGTTTAAAAGTCTTCCCTAGTTCTACCGTCTGGAGTTTTAGTTACATTAGTTTCAAATAATTCCTCATTATGTGTTGTTTCAGTTCTAATAATAAATTTAGATTTTGTATTAAACTTTGTAATTGATGATAGATCTTTTTGTATAGTATCAGGAATTATATATCCTCTTAATCTTATGTTAAATGTTCCTTTTACCAACCTATCTCTACCATTTGTTAAAGAAGTTTCTGTTGAAAAGCTATCTATAAAAGCTCTAAATTTAAATCTTTCAGGATTACCCCAATAAGCATCAGATGAATATTCACAGGCTTCAATTATTTTATTTAATTGTTCCATGTAATAAGTTTGAATTATTACACTATATTCTAAATTTACAAAATCAGGAACTGCTACTGCATAAAATTGTTTTGCTGGGATTTTATTGTTTATAGCTGCAAAATTATTATAGAAATTTTTAGGATTATATGCTCGTTGAAACGTACCATATAAATTAGGACTATTAGCATCTAATTTATTATATACAGTTCTATCTTTTGTTATAGTATCTCTTTTGACTACTATAATAGGCAACATAATAGAACCTTTTTTATCTCTATAATACCCATCACGTTGAAATGATTTCCACCTTTCAGGATCACCATATATTATAGGTACTTCTCTTCTTTCACCATTTTGATATACAAAGGGTTTAATAACATTTTGAAAATAAAAAAATACCGCTTCATCTAAATCTTGTAAACCAATTGAAAAGGGTTTTGTATTATCCCCTTTCCAAGACATTTTTTCTGATCTGTTAAAATCAACACCATTTTCATTTTCATTAGAATTTAAAGGTATATTAGGATTACCATATCTTGCAGAAGAAGGCTGCTGTTGGTCAATACTAAGTTCTTTTTGTGTCTTTGGTATAGGTTTTCTTATAGCCATTAAAATCTTTCTTTAAAAGGTGAAATAGCAGGTTTGTCTGCAGAAATGTAATAAGTTGATACTATTATTGATAAATTAGTACCAAATAATTGTAAATTTGGATTTAGTGGGTTTGGTGTACCATCTGAATCATTATTTGGATAATCTGGATTTTTACCACTCCAATACTGATTTGCAACTGTACTTTGTACCCCATAATATCCCTCTTGATATAAAATTATATCACCAACATCAGGAACTACATTTGCATCAAATAAATCATCTCTTAAAAAATAAAAATTAATAGATTGTTCAAACTGTATACCTTCAGCATTTTCAGGATATTCTTGATCCCCTCTATCAATTAAACAATTAAATAAAAAAGGACCATTGTAAAATTTTTCTGCTGCTGCTTCACCGTATATGTTTACTTTAGTTTCTTCTAATTTAAATTGATAAAAAGCTGCTTGTTGGGTAATAACATTACCCATAACTTCTCTATTTAAGTGTCTTACCAGAGAAACATCTCTCTGTCTTGCAAACATTGCCATATTATCCTATATAAATTACTCTTGGAACTTGATCCAATTCTCTTAATACTGCGTCAGCTTCTCTTACTTTTCTTTCTAACATATTAGCACGTGAAGTTTCATCAAAATATGCTCTTAATCTTTCTAATAAAGCTGTTTTTTCTGCTGTTGCTGCTCCTAATAAATCTGCTTGATTTAATGTCATTTCAGCATTTGGTATAGGAACTGTACTATATTTACCACGTACATACCCTAAAATTTCTTTACATATAGCTAATGTCATTTCAAATATCCATTGTCTACCAACTGAATTTATTAAAGAATAAATTGGGTTTTGGTAAGGCATATTAGATACATTAGTAATTAATCCTTCAGCACATTCTATTGAGCTTTCTATTCTATCTTGTCTTTTTATATATTCAAACCATAAGTTACCACAACTTCCATCTAGATTTTCATGTTCATATGGTCCTGGTATAGGGAATATCCTAATTACATTATTGTGAATTTCAAAACTATAATTAGACATTCTAACCATTTGATTCATTTCAATTGATTGGATAACCTGCATATCATAATTTAATGGCATCATTAAAAAGCCCATTGATCCTCCAAATCCACCCATTTCCATTAATCCTGCTGCTGCTACACCACCAAACCCAAACCCATCAAATGGAGCTAAATACCTAGCTGAGGCTGGTACTGGTTCTTGAAAAAATACTCTTTTAATTTCTATACTACCTGTTATTCCCTGGTCTTTAGCCCAAACTTTTAAATCATAATCTTGAACATTGGATTTTAAAGGGATTGATCCTTTATACCATTCAACATTACCTCCAACTCCTGCTTCTTCTCCATATTGTTCTGAGAGCCTAATAATTGTTTCAAAATTTGGTGAGATTATAGTTTCAGTTAAATCTAAATTAGCATAAGGTAAACCTGTAAGGTCTAATACATTTTCTCGAATTAAGTAAGCATATAGTTCATTACCATAAATTGTAATAGCTTCTTCAAAAGCGGTGTATATAGAAGATGTTTGTAATTCAACATCCATTAAGGGGTAACCTAAACGTGTTGTTACAAATTTAGCTACTTTTAAACAATCAACTTGAAATTCAATATCATTATTGTAAAATCCAAAAGCGGTTGCATTTGGGTTCCATAAAGGATTACCATCGTAAATAGGAATATTCATAATCTAATTAGTTTTATTATAAATATGAAAAAAAAGACCTCAAATTGAGGTCTAATATTTTTTTTTATTTATGTTGATTTTTATCCGTTAAAAACCATTAAATATTTAGATCCTGAAGCATTACCTGCACCACTACCTGATAGCCATAATGAACCAGTTACTAAGGGTTCAGTTGTTGGTAAACCATTAAAAAGTACTGATCCTGTTTGATATAAGGATCCAGTTATTGTAACACTACCAGTTACTTCAAAAGATCCAGTTACAGAATGTGATCCTGTAAAATGTCTAAAATTATTATCTAATTCGTTAATTGTTAAAGCTGAGCCTTTACCACCTGAGCCTGTTCTATAAGTTAATGCCATTTTTTATTTAATTTATTTTGTTATAAATATTAAGAAGAACCTACAAGGTACTCTATTCTAACATCTGCTGCGTTTGCTTTTGCTTTTATACTATATAATGATGCAAATGATGAAAAATATTGTAAATCAACATATCCTTCTACTACATAATCATAATAATTACTACTTTCAAATTGTGCATTTGATAACATCATTGATTTACCTGGATCTATTTTAAATACACCTTCATCTCCTGACCCTACATTACCTGTATTAGGTGATTGAGCATCTGGGCTTTCTTGTATTAAATATAAAGAAAGATAGTTAGTACAATCTAAATTAGTAAATCTTAAATATTTTACTGTATCCCTAACAAACGATCCTGCTACTTGAGAAGATTCATTATCAACAAATCTTAAAATTTCTACTCCTGTATCTTCCCACTTAGATGATATTGTATCTATTCTTCTTACTAATTGGTTTACATTAGCAATTTTTATACTATTTGTAGCTACTTCTTCATTGCCGTTAGGTAAAGTTATACTTTCACGTATAAAAACTTCTAATGAACCTGTTGTGGTACATAATGCCATAATTCTATTTTGTTATAAATATGATGCTAATTCTTACTGTTATAAATATATGATCCAGAAGTAGTAATACTTACTCCTTTATCAACAGCTTCATTATAGTATTCAAGTAAATCCTCAACTATTTCATTTCTATGGTTAGTATTTAAAGTAATTGCTTCTAAATTTTTAATTTTTCTAGCAGCAGTATATAAAAATTTAAAACCAGAATCAGATTTTTTCTTTAAATCTGTTTGTTGAGCATCACCACATATTACCATTTTACTCCTTAAACCAATACGAGATGTAATCATCTCCATTTGTTCATGAGTAACATTTTGTGCTTCATCAACAATAATCATTGAGTCCATAAATGTTCTACCTCTCATAAATGATACGGGTACAATTTCTATTTTACCATCATTAACTAATTTTTCAATTTTAGTTTTATCATGTAAAGCAAAGAAATTTTGATAAATAGGTTGAACCCAAGGATCCATTTTTTCTCTTAAGTCACCAGGTAAAAATCCTATTTCTTCTTTTGATACAGTAGGTCTGGTTATTATAATTTTATCATATTGCCTTCTTAATAAACCATCTAATGCAACATTACATGCTAATAATGTCTTTCCACTACCTGCACTTCCACCTAAGAGGGTGATGGTGTTTTCGAGGATAGATTTTTTAGCTTCTTTTTGTTCTTCATTAAGTTGGAGTTTAAACTTAATTGGGTTTTTAGGAACTCTCTTAGGACGATATACATCGTCCGTATGGTGTTTACTTGCCATAAATTCTTTAAATTAGGGGTTAGGTTATCAGTGAATGCAACCGTTGTAAATACGTTAAAAAACAGTAAATTATTGATATAGCTATATAATGAGATAAATATAGTTTTGGTATAACTCATTTTATTATACATATAAAAAACATAAAAAAACCCGGCATAAAGCCGGGTTAATTTATTAAGAAAAGTTAAATATCTAATTATAGAGTATTTAAACCTGCTACGTTGATTAATCCGTAAAATTCTGGACGAACCATTTTCTTAGCATATCTAGTTAATAGACCTTTTCTTGGTACGAACGTATCTGGATCGTATACAAGAGGAGTCATAATTAACGGAATGTAAGGAGCAAATACAGCACCACTTTCTAAGAACTGTGTACCTCTATATCCTAATAGGATTTGGTTAGCAGTCATATAAGGGTTTTTGTATACTTTTTGGCGGCTATTTAAAGCACCAACTTTTTGTACACCAAATGCATAGCTCATTTTAGCAGCATCACCATCTGTGTCAGCAGCAAATCCTGGAATAGATTCTAGGATAGTTGCTACAGTTGGAGAAACAACCATAAAGTTAGCACCACCTCTAAGAGTTTTCTGGTGTATAATATTACTCAATTTTTGGATTTTAGTTCCTAATGTTTGGAACCATTGTCCTTGAGAGTTGTAAAATCCAAGATCTGAAATAGTACCATTTCCTGTACCAGATATAGATTGGTTATTTACAGCTGACCAGTTTTCTGTTCCAGCAGCAGCTCCATCAATTAACATAGAAAGAATTTCTAAGTCAATTTCTAATGAAATATACTCACTAAGAATAGAAGTTAATTCAGCTTCAGCATCTAATGCATGGTATGCATTTAAATCCTGTGCAAATTCTGGCGTCCATACAGCTTTCAGTTTTCTAGTTTTAGCAACGATTGCAGATGATTGCATCTGAATGTTGATTTCTGGAATAACTTGGTCTGGACAACAGTCTTCACCTGTGTTATATAGGTTTGGTTTTTCATTTCCAGCTTCAAAGTCACCTCTGAATTGATCAGTTGGTTGTAATTGGTAGTTTATCCAAGCAGATCCTGAACCAGCACCACCATCTTCTGCGAAAAGTGATTTTGTAACAATAAATTGTACATTTGCACCTCCATCATAAGAAGTAAATTCTGATACTTGGCTTCCTGGTACCTGTCCATTAGATCCTGTAATTACTGCAGCTGTAAGAGATCCAGTAAATAAATTAAATCCTTTTACACCGTCAACATCAGCAAATGCTAATGAACCAGTTGGTACTTGTACAGCCCAATATTGTTCACCTACAACTGATGCAGAATAAACTGAGTTAAAGTTTACATCTGACCATGTAGCAGTTTGTGATGCTAATCCTGTCATTGCTACTAAAGACTGAGTATTTTGGATAGAATATCCAAATCTACCTGATCCATAAAGTCCACCTGTGTTAGTGTTTCCAAAAGGATTATCACCTGCACCTTTGTCACCATATAATGAACCGCCAGCACCGAAAGGTGTTTTAGCGTTTCCATATTGGAAATCTAAAAAGAATACAAGACCAGAAGGTAAATTCATTGGTTGTACAGATACAAATTCTTGTGCAGCAATTTGACCGAATACTTTACGTACTAATGGTAAAGCAACTCCTGCCCATTGTCCACCTACATTTACACCAGTTTGTGACTGAAATGTACCTGAAGATGCAGCACCTCCACCTGTTTGTGAAGATTCTACTACAAGTTGTTTAGCTTGGTTTTCAAGAATAATTCCCATGTTATTTTTGTGGGATCCTTTCATACCTTCTAATAAACCTGTTTTTTCCCATTTGCTAGCTAATCTAGCCGCATCAGACTGTAAAGACTGATATGGGTTTGCGCTTTCTAAAAGAGTATTTAAGCTCATTTTTTTTAAGTTTTTAGGGTTAATTAATTTTTAATTTTAAATTAAACCAGCTAGTTTACGCATTCTGTTGTAAACGTCGTTTGATTCAATTATTGGTTGTTTTTTAGCTTCAGTTATTGTTCCAGTTGCTTTTGATGCAACACCTTTTGGTCTTACATTTGCTTGTGGTTTTGATACTAAACCTTCGTTTAATGTATCAAAAATAACTTTTGCTTCTTTTACTGATGACGCTTTGTCAAATGCTTTAAGCACTCTAACTTTTTTGTCTTCAGATAAGTTTTTAGATTTAAAAACCTTGTTAGTGTAAAGAAGTTTAGCGTTTAATAGATTTACTTCATTAAGTTCTGATTTTAATTCATTTACTGAATCAATAGCAGATTTAAGATTTTCTTCCATTTTTCGCATTTTTTCTGTTTCTGCTTCAATTTTATCATCTGAGCGTCTATCATCACCTTCAGATTTCTCTTTTTTGGTCATGTATTCTTTTTCCTCATCTAATTCTACTTCAACATCCATATCTTCCATGTCATCCATGTCGTCCATATCTACAATATCTTCTTCATCTTCCATTGCTTCATCACCTGCTTCAATTGTTCCGTCTGCTACTAAATCTTTAATAACATCCTCGATGAATCCTTTTAAGTCGTCTTCTGACATATCTTCAAGGTCAATATCCTCGTCGTCCATGTCTTCTTTCTCGTCTTTTTCGCCATCCAAATAGCCTTCTTCCTCAGCATCAGTACGTTCGTCCTCTTTCAAGTTCTCTTTTTCGTCCTCCATACCATCTTTGTAGCCTTCTTCTTCAGCGTCTGTACGAGCATCCTCTGAAACTTTCATGCCTTTAAGTTCTTTTTCGATGTCGTCTTTAGCGTCTTCGAATCCGTCCTTATAGCCTTCTTGTTCAGCATCTGTACGTTTGTCTTCATCCAATTCAAGTTCAGCAAGTAACTCGTCTAGGTTAATCTCGTCAAGCTCTTCTTTAGCTTCATCCATATCTTCTTTCTCTTCTTTCATATCATCTTTAGGATCCATTTCTTCTTTAACGTCGTCTTCTTCATACTTTTTACTGTATCCTTCTTCAACGTCTCGGTCCATTTCTTCTAATTTTGCTGAAA